CAGCCAGAACGCCTCCGTCGTGTGAAGCTTCAAAAACTACATTGTTTCCTTTCTGGCCTTGAAAATATGGTTGGGTATTACCGGTATTAATTTTGCTTTTAATTGTTGCATTGCTGATAGTCGCTTCAACTCCAGCAACAGAACCTAAAACAGTAAGAGTTTCATTTGACGTAATTGATCCATCAGCAAGGATTTTGCATGAAGGAGTACTAGTCCCAACAACGTAACCCTCAAAGGTTGAATCGCCATCAACGCTTCCAGCAGCTTTAATGACGCCGGCACTTTCTACCCTTGAACCTGCAGCTGTTCCAGAATTAGGATTTCCGCCAACTTGGATATCACCAGCTGAAGTGATGTCACCAGTAACTGCCGTCAGCTGAATCTTGTTAGAGCCAAGAATAATATCGTTGGTTGTTGTATTGCCAGTAGTAGTGACCTGCTGCAGCGAATAAGTTTGACCAGCTGGGTCAGCAGCAGTTAACTGAACAGTTCCATCAGGGAACTTATAGCCACCAGATGTGTTCTCAACGACAGCGTTGAACGTCGAGGCCCCATCGACTTCCGCTGTGCCTCCGATCTCTAGGTTGTCGCCAGATGTACTTGGGCTAATAGTCGTGCCTGTCCGCTGCCAGTGCGGGGTAGCAGGCTGAAGGTCAAGCTTGGTTTTGTCTGCTGACGACAGAAGACCAGCCGCTGACGTAGTAGCAGCAGGCAATGTCGCATCAGTGCCAGTGCTGTTAGTTACGTCAAGCGTTGTTGTAGTGACATTCGCAGTGCCTAGGTCAGTAACACCATTGGCGATTTTGACAACTGACCCGCCAGCATCTTCAATGTATAACGCTGGGCTATTAGCGTTGTAATTAACGGCAATTTCGCCTGCCGCCAATGCACCGGGGTCAGGAGCCTTGTTAACAACAGAAGAACGCTTATTCTTGATGTTGATGGCCATTGGATGAACCTCCCGGTCAGACGGAGCTGGTGCATATCCGCACCAACTTCAGTCTAGTTAGATCGATTTAGCGGTCTAAGAGAAATACACGCCGCCATCAATCTCATCTGCATTGACCCACTGGTTTACCGAGGAGTCATAAACCAAAGGTTCACCATCAGCGACAGAAGTAATTTGAACATCAAGCAAGTCGTCCAAGTTCTGGACACCGCCGCCACCAGGACCACTTGACAAGGTATCGATTCTTATCCAGCCCGCTATTAATCCATTACAAAGAACCCAATCGCCAGCGTCGAAAGATACGTTGGTGACGCTTGCCTCAGGAATGTTGTTGCCAGTGGTCGATATAACAAAGTAAACACCAGTCCGGTCATTAGTGGCATTGCCTAACGAGTCTCCGATTGAATATCCGGCGCTAGTTCCAAAGACTGTGATGCCGTCAACAAGTCCTGTACTCGCGTTAACCGTGCCGCAATACCTCAAATTTTCCTGAGACAATCTGCCTAAGGAAATTGCAGTCCAGGCGTTACCATTCCACATCCAGAGCCCAGCCGTGGACTCTTGCAGCCAAAGCATCCCGATATGTAAGTCGGAATTGATTGCCGGAGCCGCTTCCTGAATAAACGAAATTGCATAATCAGCAATTTTGGTCGCTGTGACTGAGTCGGTTGCTAAATAACTTGAGGCGAACTGACCACTTGTAATTTTGCTGGCGTCTAAAGCAGGAACGTCACTGACTAGCAACGTGCTGCCAGCCGTGACGATTCCCTGGTTATTTACGGTGGTTTTTGCATAAGTACCTGCTACAACGCCTGAAAGCGCAATAGACAAAGATCCATCTGTCGCAACAGATAAATCGGAACCAGGAACCTGAACGCCACCAACAGCGCTACTCGTAGCAATTGGAACCGCAGACGCAGGGATTGCGGGGTCGACGCTAACGATGCTTCCGTGCGCGTCATATTGAATCCCACGCACCGTGGCAGCAGTAACGCTATTACTAATGCTGAGTTGACCAGTTGCGTTTACGGCCAAACCTCCTGAGGTAGGCGCACTGATAACGCCTAAATCAACGTCAGTAGCAAGCGGAAGATCAGTAGCAGGAACGCTCCCACTTACGGCAGTGATAAGACCTTGATCGTTAAAGCTAATACCACCTTGTGTCCCAGCAGCAATGACGTTCGTGATGCCGACGCTGCCTGTAGATTGATCCAGGCCACGATCGGTAACAGCGCCTAGAGCAGAGCTGGCAACTGTTCCACCATTTAATTTGCTGCCATCAATTGGGCCAGCAATTTTACTATCAGTTACCGAACCGTTAAGGATGGCAGTATTGGTAACAGAATTAGTCGAAAGTTGAGCTGAACCGACAGACCCTGAGGTTAACTTTGAGCCGTCCAATCCTGAAGCAAGTTTGGCATCAGTAACTGCAGAATCAATTATTTTAGATGTAGTGACGCAATCGCTTGCGAGCTTAGAATCATCAATGCTGGCAGCACTTATTTTGCTGCCATCAACACCAGAAATCTCTGCATCTGTAATTGCTAAGGCTTGAATTTTGGCAGTAGAAACGGAAGCATCGGTTAACTTGCTGCCACTAATGCCACTCGCAAGCTTGGCGTCTGTGACAGCTAAATTTTGAATAGCCGCAGTGTCGACCGAGTTTGATTGAAGCTCGGTACTGCTTACGGAATTTGCAGATAATTGAGTATTAGAGACCGAACCTGATACTATTTTTGCACCATCAATACCAGTCGCAAGTTTGACATCAGTGATTGCACTGTTTTGAATTTTGGCAGTAGAGACAGTGGCATCCGTAAGCTTGTTGCCACTGATACCAGAAGCAATCTTTGCATCGGTGACTGCCGCATCTTGTATAGCTGCAGTGTCTACAGAATCGTCGGCCAGCTCGGAAGAACCAACTGAGTTTGTTGCTAGCTGAGCAGAAGTAACTGAGCCAGTAACTAACTTAGAGCCACTGATTCCTGAAGCCAGTTTCGCATCAGTTATAGCTGAATTCTGAACTGAGGCAGTGTCAACAGCGTCGTCAGCTAGCTCAGAACTACCGACAGCATTAGCAGCTAATTCAGCGGCACCAACCGTTCCATCAATAATCTTTGATCCACTGAGACTAACGATTGCACCGTCAGAAACTGTTCCACTAGAAAGTTTGCTGCCATCAATTCCAGAAGCCAGTTTTACGTCAGTAACGGCACCAGCTTGAAGAGCAGCTGTATCAACAGCTAAATCCGCTAACTCGCTGCTTCCCACAGCATTTGCAGCAATCTGACTAGCCGTCACAGAATTGGCTAGCAGCTTGCTGCCATCCAGGCTGATGATCTGATCACCCTCAATCGAGTCATCGGCTATAAAGTCGACGCTCTTAGCAAGCAAGTCAGAGACAGTAATCTTCTTGGTCTCTGATGCGGAAATGTCAGCCAGAGCAACCGGATCCGTACCTTGCAAATCCGACCCAGCAAGTTGCGGCAAGCTGGAAATCTCTAAATCAGGCATTCCAACCCTGGGTTCACTTCATTGCCTTCAGTCTAGAGAGTGCTAATCAAGAAACTCTTGAACCAATGCACCATCTTGGTTACTCTCCAAAAGAATCTTACCAGCGTCCTCTTGAAGGATGTAATTCACTTCTGACTGCTGCCTGAGCTGAATAGGGCCAGTGGTGACAAAATCTATTTCAGTAGTAATCAATTGCGTGGGCTCAACAGCGACCTGAACACTGCTGACGACGCAATCGCATTCATACCAGACAGAATCGCTGGTGCTGTCGTCCCTGTAGATATAAAACCGACCTCGAAATTTGGCTCCTTGCTGCAGCCGTAATACCAGACGAGCCAAATAAACCGAAAACTCGAGCGACTCTGTGCCAAGCCCAGAAACCATGTCGTCGCATTGCTTATAGAGGTGCTGCCAAAAACACGACATACGGCCTTGGCCGCTAATTAATCCAGCCTCGTACTGGTTTTGAAACTCTTGACACAGCGAAGTCGTTGAAACCAACTCGCGGCTCGTCGTCATATCAAATGACGTGACTTGAGCCAAGCATCGAAATCGATCTGATTGGGTTTGAATCTTGATCTGCTTCGTTGTCGTTGGCTGTACTAGCTGCAGGGCATCAACAGTTCTATTGCCTAATGCGTCAGCAAATGATTGATATAGCCGGATTCCACCAATTTCATCCACATGGATATAGCCAGACCAGTCAGGAAAGACATGCGAATCTACAAGCTCCAGCGTTGTGCCATCTACGGTTGCGATAGTGACTAAATCACCAGTGACAAGGGCACCGGCTGCAAACTCAACAGAAAACCGCTTGCGAGAAACATTTACGTCAGACGGAGCCAACTCGCTATAAAGCCAGCGTTCTGACGTAACGCGCTGAAGTTCAATCTGTCCCTGGTGGCCTAGGTAAACAGACATACATCAAAGAGAAATAGCAGTTACAGCACCATCTGCTTCAAAGCTGATGTCGACAGAAACCACCTCACCAACCGAGCAAGTCATCGAGGCAGAAGTGATAAACGCAGGAATCGTTATCGACTTGCCATCGACCTGCAGCTTAAATGTCACCTGTTCAGATCGGGTTGTATCGCCGTCTGGATAGCTTGTCCCACTCTTGACAATCTTATTGATCAACGTGGATGCAGCACCAGTACCAGACTGGTAGTAATGCAAACTACAACTTCCGGTCGTACTACGAACCCCAGGGATAATAGTTTTATCCGTATCGCAAAGAGAAGTGGTATCTAAAACGGTTTGGTTGATAGACCACTGAAAATTTTTGACCTTTGCCGAGCATCCACCGGCACTAGCGCTATTGCCACTGCCAAAGAAGAGGACACCGTCAATCCCGCTATAAAAAGCCATGGTGGTCTAGAAGTCTTGTTATTAGTCTAGTAACCGTCCAGATAGCCAATAAACGAGCAGCTGACATCGCAGATGTTTTTGAACTTGTAAGTGACTTGTGGCGGTTCAGCAAAACGCCACTTCAATGGCGAACCCTCTCTCATTCGATTTTGCATATCAGTTCCAGCGCAATCGAGAGGACCAGCATTGAAGACCACATAATCCCACTTCCCGTTAGCGTTTTCAAAGACCTCAATAATCTGATCAGCCCAGCTGTCCTCAATATTCGTGAATTGAAGAGTTAGCTCTGAGTTGTAGCACTGGCTGCCATAACGAATAACGGTAGTGGAACCGTTAATGCCTTCGAAAATAGTTTGCGGGTACTTGCCAGGCTTATACGTCCGGCTACTGGGCTTGATGTTGGGGAACCTTGCGACCATTTGAGGACTAGGTCTCCACGTTGAACTGATTATCCCAATCTAGGACGGCCAAAGCATTGCCTTTTAACGGTGCAAAGCTCCCAGCAATTTCGACTAGACCATCTTCCGCGTAAGTTAAACTCTCTAGTTTGTATGTCCTAACTTCCGGTTTGTTATTAGAAACAGCAAAGATCACTCCATGCAAGCTTGAATCTGACACGATGCCGTTGCTTATAGACATACGTTTTGAGGAAATGACGTTAGTGCCTGGTCTCCAATATTGAATGTCGTGGTTGCCGTTATCGAGATCGAGGGCAATAACATGACCGCTGGAATCAATTGATCCGTTTTTAAGACGTGAGCTAGAAGACAGCCCAGATACAGGCTGGGGAGCTGCTGAAGCTACTCGGAAATAATCTCCAGGCTCAAGACCTACGGCCATCTGCGGAGTTGTTTGGAACTTAACTCCATGATCAACTAACTGGCGAGTTTTTAAGGCATATTTTGCAAAAATCTCGGCGTGTTCACGACTTGCGCAAAACCCACTGATGTCGAATGTTTCCTCAGGAGCATCAATGTTCGACACCTTCAGTGAGACTGTTATTGATTGAGTCTCAGGGAAACCGTTAATTGTATCTTTACGGAAAAGGACAGTAGCCTTAAATAACTGTCGTTCTTCAGGTGTCAAGAATGAAACTTGCAGGTTGTTTATTGTTGTATCTGTAAAAAGCTGTTTTGGCTTAATTGGAGCATTTGGGTCAAGTCTATGGCCGTCATCAAATGGCACATCAGGATATAAGCTAAACCTGCCACCTTTAATTCTAAATTGCAGTAAACAATAACCAGCATTTTCAAAGAGCCATTCGCGCAAATTGACGCGATCTCCGATCACACCATTCCAGAAAAATTGATTAGCTTTGCAGAAACGGGCGGCCTTTTGCATCTCAATGGCATCCACTTGGCCAGCGCCAACAGCGTCACCAGCCCCGTAGGCTGTATTTGTCAACAGGTCATAAGCAATCTCAGGCAACAGATTCGTCGCCCCTACACCACCAGAGATAAGTTTTTGAACCTTAATGCCGTTCTTAAAATAAGCAGACAATTCACTAAAAGATGACCACTCAGCGCCACTATTTAACCGAACACCTGCATAAGCTAAATCCCCGTAAGTAGCTAGTGAACCTGTATCGATAATTTCGTTAACCGATACAATCTCATGCTCAGGAGCGCTTTGACTGCTTAGCTCCTCTGAGTCGTAAACAACAAAATCCTGAAATGCGTCATTAGGCCGTAAATTGATAGTTCCCTCAGCGTTAGTAAAAGTTACGTCATAAAGTGAATTTGCTTCATCTGGCGGCACGCCAAAAATTTGCCAATCAGGATTTGAGTTTTCGTTGCGAAAGAATAGCTTTCTACTGCCGGTGTACCAAACAGTAAATCCGTCGTGCTGAAATTGTTGTTGTTGTGGCTGATTCCAAGTTTCGTCAAAAGACGTAGCTGCATCCAAAAAATATATGGCTTTTGGAAATGTATTTGGTGGATTTCCGCCCCAAAATTCTGAAGCTGCAGC